TTGGTGGTGGTGGCACAGTCGTGTCTGCAGTAAGCGAGTACATCGTCAAGAATCGTATTGACGCAGAGTGTGTGTTGATGTTCACCGATGGCTACTTGGAGTCCGACATCGTGTGGAGAGTTACTTCACCTACCTTGTGGATGATCGTAGGTAATAACGAGTTCGAGCCACCAGCAGGTAAGAAAGTTGTATTCGATGCAAATGATTAATCCACGGATGCGTGGAACACTAACTAAAGGAGAAGTGAAATGATTAGTCAGGCAGACATGGTGACTGTATTAGAGATAGCTAGAGTAGGAATGTCTATGGTGTTTGACGAGATAGCAGAAGAGTTGGATTTGTCAGACGCAGAACTAAAACGTATTCAAATGGATATAAACAGAACTTTACAAGGAGAAGTGAAATGCTAGGATTATCTTGGAACAGACTTGCTGACATTACTAAGAATGAAAAACCATATCGGGGGAGTGACAACCGCTATCCCGTAGGAAACAGACGGCACAATACCAAATGCTTTTATGCGGAGGAACTAAACGGCGAGCGTGTGTATCGTGTTACTTATGGCAATACATACGACAGGATTGAATGCACTAAGGAAGACTATGATGCAGACCCCCAAAATGTTCGGGTTTATGAAATGGCTGATGGTACAAAAGAATATGCTAGATACCTGACCAAACCTAGTACGCTTGGCATCGTGCGCTCGGACAATACCTTTGAGTTTACTGGCTCGTACTATGGGCAAGGAGATAATCAGATCATGACTAGCTGGACTAAGGGAATCCTATATAGAAGTTCACGGCATGGTGGAATGGTATACAGAGAAGGTAATCATTGGAATAAAGATAAAGGAGTAACGCTTTTCCATCCGATCTTCAAGGGCATGAGACTGTATACCGATTCGATGAAACCGCATGAGTCAAGTGTTTACAAAGTTGTTGGTAAGAAAGTTAACCGTAAAGTCGGTAATGAGTTTCTTAAGCGATACGAAACGTTCTACAGCGTGAATGAAGCCATGCTCAAAGCGATGGAGTGGAAAGGATTCTTGGAGACTGCGGTTGATGTGGTAAAGCCCCATGTAGACGATGCAGATAATTGGTGGATGTCAGTTGAGCAGAGAGAATCTTTACTGAAGTTTGCTAACGAGAACATTGACGTTGCACCGTTGGATGCTGGGATTGCTTTCATGTGTGCTTATGATGTTCAAGATTTGTTTAGGCGAGTGCGGTCACTTATGAGATCCGAGAACTATTGGAGTTCCGAACTAGACCCAGTTAACTTATACACAAACCTAAAGCGCAAGCTGAACAAAGAGTTGTATAGATCACACCCCGAAGTCATGACCTTGGTGGAGTATGACATGGGTATCCCATACCCAGCGAGTGAGTGGGGGGTTGACATCTATGTAAACGGCAAGGAAGTTGAGCAGTATTAATAACCATCCACGATCCCGTGGAACACTAACTAAGGAGAAGTTAAATGAGCTTGATTCTAAAAGGCTTTGAGAGCGATGCTCTCGTGGAACAAATTAACAATTCACCAAGTAAGAAACTCATACATGAGATCCACTTTAAGTATGGTCTCAAAGTTTTAAGCGAAGAAGAGGGTAAGTTCTTGATGTGCGAACCTGACACAGGCTTTGCGGTGGCAAAAGTATGGACGACTACCGAGGACAATGAAACAGTCTACAACTATCGCAGTCCGTTCTATGCAAAGGAGAGAGGTCGTAACACGGCTGATCGAGAGACTATTCATAGTAAGAAACTCTCAACGCTGATGGGTACTATCAAGCGTCAAGAGGTGATACCAACTATTGGCTATCTCGTACAGCACCATAGCGAGTGTTGGGGTAGAGGTAGAAATATTATGGAACAATCTTTCGGCAAGACAGAGAAACAGTTTAATCACTTAGGTGCTGAACAAATTCATGCGTTGTTGCAGAAAGCCCTAGGTGTAAGTCCTAATACGAAAACATACCAATTAGATACAAATATATGTCAAGAGTTACTTGACAAATATACTAAGATAGATAAAATCAAAGAAGAAAAGCAACAAGAAGTAAATCGATTTTTTGAAAATGATTTTTGGTGTGTAGGCGCAGATGGTAATAACCACTTGGTTGTTGGGGCAGTAAAGCAAATACAAGTAGATAAATATCAAATAGTAAAACCGTTCAAGCGAGTTAGTAACTTAGAGGAATATGAAAGTCTCAAACCGATTATGTTGATGCTAAAAGTTCACATGCAAGATAAAACAGACAAGTTTGTTGCAGATACGATTCCACAGGTGAGTGGATTCTTAAGTGATCTTGATGTGATTACTGCTTATTGCCGAATGATTGATTCGTATAACTTTGTATGGGCGATGACTCCATGCTCGAACGTACAATCCTAAGCCCAATAGTATCTCAGTATGACTGGAACTTATATCGTGTACCGTTGCGTCGTCAAGGAAATAAATACACCATCTATGTTGATAACTTTTTTACTCGGGTATTTGATGAAGACTCATTGCCTGATGAAATCAAAACTAAGATGGCTATGATCCTTGCTTCACCGCATCGTATACTCCAAGACCACGAAGCTACTATGTTATCTTTGATGACTGCACCTGATGAGAATGTCAGAGAGATTGGTTGGCGAGTAAGTGACAGTTATTTTTGTTTAATCTTACCCCACAAAACCTTGTGCCTACTGCGAGGTGGGGTGATGGAAGGAGAGACACTATGACACCTGAAGCCAAGGTCAAAGCAAAAGTTAAGAAAGTTTTAGATGAACACAAGGTCTACTACTTTATGCCAGCGACAGGAGGGTATGGTCGTGCTGGTGTACCTGACATTATTGCTTGTTTTAATGGGCAGTTCATCGCCATAGAAACCAAGGCTGGCAAGGGAAAGACGACTGCATTACAAGAGCGAGAACTATCACGAATAGCAGAAAGTGGCGGTGTTACGTTTGTTATTAATGAAGACAATCTCGATGACTTAGGACTTTATTTTATGACGTTTGATAACGACGGGAGATGCTGATGAGAGCAAAGAAAGAGTATGAAAGATGGTGTGCATTAGAAAGAATGTGGGAGGAATCTCGATTTGGTGCAATGCAAGAAAAAGCATATATCGCTGGGTTCAGTAAAGCGATAGAATTAGTTGAGCAATCTTTAAAAGGAGAAGTAAATGAACAAATTGAAAACCTTCCGTCAGTTGAGAGCCGTCGAGAACGAACCACAGAAACCATCGTTCCACTATGCCGTGGAAACTAATTCAAGATTTGTGTGGACAACGGGCGCAGACGTAATGAAGACATGGAAACGTCACGGGTTTGTTCCACCTACTGAGTATCGTGACGATTACTTCTTTAAGAAGAATCGTGAGGGAAAGGAGAACAATGAGTGAGCAAGATAAAGAATACCTAGAAGCTTTGTATGCTGGTTTTGCTATGGTAGGTTTAGTAATCAACGGAGACTACTCTGCTGAAGAGATTCCTTCCCGAGCAAAACAGCTTGCAAAGTCAATGATGGTAGAAGAACCCGATAAGGGTATTGTTGCAGTAAAACGTCGTTTTATTAAAAAGGAGAAGTAAATGAAAAGAGTAAATGGTAGTAAAAAAATAGCAAATTATATTGCTAAACACCCTCATGCAAAACCGAAACAAGTAGCGTTAGCTACAGGCACGAACGTTAAGCTTGTCTACAACGTAGCATCAAGATTACGCAAGATGACCGAAGTCCATGAGAAAGAAGTAGATCGTGTAGCAGACATCGTACATGCCTTTACACGGGGACAACCACGACTAAGAATGGGCGAACATCCCTTACTCGTTAAAGATGACAAAGTTAATAGTCCAGCGCATTACAAAGTCGGTGGCATAGAAGTTATAGATTTCATAGAGTCTAAAAACTTTAGCTACAACCTAGGTAATGTAATCAAGTATGTTTCTCGTGCGGATCATAAGGGGAACAAACTTGAGGACTTAAAGAAGGCGCAATGGTATCTCAATCGTGAGATTGAAAATTTAAGTAAGTAACCCCTAGGGAGTTAGGCTTCGGCTTTGCTCCCTATTTTTGTAACTATCGGTTTTGTTATTTAAGGAGAAGTGTGAATCTAATTGCATTGGACTTTGAGACGTACTACGCTCAAGACTACTCGCTAACTAAATTGACAACTGAGGAATACATCAGAGATAAACGCTTTGAGGTAATCGGTGTCGGTGTCAAGGTTGGCGAGGGCAAGACCGAGTGGTTCTCAGGATCGCACATTGACATCCAAAAATACCTTTCCACCCTCCCGTGGAACGATTCTGCTCTCCTTTGTCATAACACTATGTTTGATGGGGCAATCCTTGCTTGGCGCTTTGGCATCAAGCCCTCTCTATATTTAGATACATTGTGCATGGGTCGTGCGGTGCATGGTGTAGAAGTTGGTGGCTCTTTAGCGTCGCTAGTTGAGCGTTACAAATTAGGCGAGAAAGGCAAGGAGGTTATCGAAGCCAAGGGCAAGCAGATAACTGGTTTCACCTCTTTAGAACTCGAGCGCTACGGCGAATATTGCAAGAACGATGTCGAGTTAACTTTTAAGCTTTTCCAAGTATTGTCGAGCGCGTTTCCAAAAGAAGAATTACAACTCATAGATTTAACTCTGCGTATGTTTATTCACCCTGTACTGGAGGTTGATGATGCGTTGCTGGTTCAGCGTTTGGACGAGCTAAAGCATGAGAAGTTACAGTTATTAGGGACACTCAAGGAGAAACTGGGGTGTGAGAACGAAGAAGCGGTTCGTAAAAGATTAGCAAGTAATAAGCAGTTTGCTGAGTTGTTACAAGAATTTAATATCCCCCCGCCCATAAAAGAATCTAAAACTACAGGCAAAGATACGTTTGCTCTTGCTAAGAATGACGAAGGTTTTATTGCATTAATGGAACACGAAGACCCGTTTATACAACAACTCGCTGCGGTGCGTTTGGGAACTAAATCAACTATTGAGGAGAGTCGAATTGAGCGATTCATTGACGTGGGATCACGCAACAAAGGGCGCTTACCCATCCCACTTAAATATTATGGGGCGCATACGGGTCGTTGGGCAGGGTCGGACAAGGTTAATTTTCAAAACCTACCGAGCCGTGACAAAAAGAAAAAGACTCTTAAAAGTGCGGTGGTTGCCCCCGAGGGATACATGGTTATCAACTGCGACTCGTCTCAAATTGAGGCACGTGTACTTGCGTGGCTTTCGGGTCAGGAAGACTTGGTTGAAGAATTTGCCAACGGGGACGATGTTTACTCCATTTTTGCGTCGAAGATATACGAGTTTGAAGTTACAAAAAAGAATCCCGTTGAAAGGTTTGTGGGCAAAACCTGCATTCTCGGATTGGGATATGGCACTGGCTCATTAAAGTTACAACACACGCTAAAGACTAGTCCGCCTGGCGCTGACCTTACTAAAGATAAGTGTGACGAAATAGTTAAATTGTACAGAGACACCAATAAAAAGATTATTAAGTTATGGAACAAAGCCGACAGCGCTATTACAGATATGGCTAATTGGGAAGACACTAAACCATATTACCTTGGTAAGCACAGATGTTTGACTGTGACCAAGGAGGGTATAAAACTACCAAACGGGTTGTATATACGTTACCCCGATCTAAAACTCAATGATGAGAAAGCTAATAGCGGATACATATATCAGTCCCGTAAAGGCCCCGTGTCTCTATGGGGCGGTTCTGTAGTAGAGAACGTAGTTCAAGCACTTGCTAGGATTATTGTGGGTCAACAAATGATTAAACTAACTGAGCGCTATCGCCCCGTGTTAACAGTTCACGATGCGGCGGTGTGCGTAGTCCCCGAAGACGAGGTAAATGAGGCTTGTGCTTGGATCGTCGAGGTCATGTCAAAGCCACCTGATTGGGCTAAAGGATTGCCTGTGGCATGTGAAGCACATTACGGAAAGAACTATGGGGAGATGGAAGAATGGAAATAAGAGAACCTACCCAACGATTTTGGGACGCTATGATTATTAAGTCTTGGCAAAACTTTGATAGTTGCTATAAGCTCAACACATGGGCGATGGAAGAATTTGGTAAATACCCTCAACATCTAGAATTAAAACGGATACAGAATTGTTTTGGCAGTAGAGGTCAAGGAGTACGTGTTTGGGTGGCTGAATATATGCCAGCTTTAAGTGAGAGATTATTTGCCCTACCTAAAGAAAGACACATAGAATTATTAGATTGGCTTGCTAACAGTAAGGTTGATTCATTGACCAGTAAAGGGTCAAAGTCACGAAAATATTATCACGAAGCTAGGACTGCAATGAAAGCCGCAGAAAGAAAAGCAACACAAAAAATTTGGTCAGACAATTTAGAAAAAAATCTTAACCGTAATAATCAATGGACAGTTGTTAAATGAGAAAAGTAAGCATACGAACAGTTAAAAATACTATATGGTTCTTCTGTTTGTTCTAACCATAATTTTGATGGCACATTAATATGTATTTTCCTACTATCTGCGTTGATAATTTTTTTGATGATCCACAAGCAGTCAGGGATTTAGCTTTTTCTTTAGATTTTAGTGAAGGAGGAAAAAAGTACCCTGGAAAAAGAACAAAGCTATTACATGAAGTAGCCCCTGAGTACTTTAATTATTTTTGTCGCAGATTAATGGGTGTGTTTTACGATTTTAGAAAATTTGATAATATTAGTTGGAACATATTTACGGGGTTTCAACTAACCACACCGTACAAAAACGACGACTGCGTAATAGATAAAGGTTGGATTCATAGGGACGACAATACTTTTTTTGCTGGTGTTATTTATCTTACTCCCGAAGCTAATTTAGATACTGGAACATCTATATTTGATCCAAAAATTATTGGTCAGGATCCAATAAACCGAGATAAAAAAGAAAAACTTTTTGCTACTAATGTTGCAGATCAGGAAATAAAACAAGCGCTAGAAGAAAATAACAACAAGTTTATTAAAACTATTGAATTTAAAAATGTGTACAACAGAATGATAGCGTTTGGCGGAGAAAAATTTCATGGTGCAGATTCTTTTAGCAATGACAATACAGAGCAAAGACTTACTCAAGTATTTTTTGTTAACAACGTAATGGCAGATTGGTACCCTATACCACATTTAAAATTAGGTAATTCATATGGGAAAAAGAAATGATAGTCACAATACTTAACATGTTTGCCCTGTTCGTGGCTACTTGTGCGGTGCTGATATTTATGGTGGTGTTTAGCTTCTTCCTGTTCATTATGTATGCCTGTGTACACATTGGATGGA